TTTCATATTTCTTCGAAACCGCGTTGTATTCATCATCTAGCGATTTATCAAGCATTTTCTTTTGTTGCTCATGCGACTTCTGAACAACTGAGATTTGTTTATCTAACGACTTAGATAATTGATCCTCTTGCTTACTTAACTTAGTTTCGAAATCTTTGACCTCTGCAGCAGTCATTTTCTTTGTTGTGGAAGAATAGGTTTGTACGGCTTTAGTAGCGTTTTTTACCTGTGTTTCTAATAATCCCAACATGATTGCATCTTCATGAGTTGATTCTGCAATACCCGCGACTGCTGCTGCTGGTAAAGCTCCAGCTAATGCCTTTAATCCATTCCCCAATCCCTGTGATGCATCGGTAGTTTGCTCGATTTCTCCTCGGAGTCTTTCTATTTCTATACGCACATCGGCAATACTAGCTACACCGTCTAAAGTTCGAAGGATTTGGCGTAATTGTTGCAAATCTGTATTTGTTCCAAGTGCCGAACGACTAATCTGGTTGAATGCTCGTTCTAACTGTGCTGAAGTCGCTGTACCTCTTCTAATCGCTTGGGTTAAATCTTGTCCTAACACATCAGAAAAATCGCTTAGAGAACGTCCTGTAGCTTGAAAAAGGTTATTAAGCTGTCTCATTGCTTGTTGCTGACTTACTTGTGCTTGTTGTGCGCGTTCAAGTGCTTGTTGTGTTTCAGTAATCGCATTAGCAGCTTGTTGTTCAGCAATTTGATGCCTACGTAATTGAGTTTCTAATTTAGCAACCTCTTGAGAACTTTCGCCCCAAAGTTGCTTCGCTCGTTCAAGTGCTTGAGCTGCTTCTCGCGTCTTCCTACTTTGCACCTCATAAATTTGTTGCAAACTATTGATTTTAGCTTGGAGTTGGTCAGTTGTAGAAGCGGTGTGTTTCATCTGCTCTTGCTGTAGCTTCATGTCTTGTTTCAATCGTTTTGTTTCGTTATCCATCTCACGAATTGATGAATTGAAATTCTGAGTAAAGGCTTTAAAGGTAATATTTACTTCGTTATTATTATTTCCAGCCATCTAATCACTCTCCCGTAGGCTGTTTTTCCAACCGTCATAAGCTAATTTGTTTCTATAAATTCGCTCAACAGTTGCAATCGGACTATGCCAAAACGTTTCGGGATCTATCCCACTTTCTAACACATAAAGGGTATACATATCTTCCACATGTTTTATTTCAAGTGGAGGAGCTTTTACAGACTGCTTTTTAGGTTTTTTTTTGTGGCTTTTTGCAACTCATTCGCGAATTGATTAGGATTTGAAGTGAGCAAATCTGTTATTAACGTTGCATAAAGCTCAATCGTTTCTGCTATTCCATAGTGATACTTTTCTAAGAAACTTTCGAAATCAAGTTCTAAATTTTTATTTGCGCCTCGAACAGCTAAATAAACGATTGCGATAAGCTTCTGCTCGTCGAATGCGCCCATTATATTCATGGCATTTTCCGCATCTTTCTCGACATCACCAGTTTCATTTGCTAATGTTTGCAACCCTTTAACCTTTACAAGATCCTCCCACAGACTTGATTCGAGCAATCCCTCATCAAATCCACGTTTGACAATGTAGTTAGTTAAATAGGCTGGATATTTCTTTTCGTTGATAAAACGGCTTTCAAATTCACCGTTCACTTCGTTTATTTCCAATTCTTTCAACACTACTTTTTGTATTTTCATATTTGCCCTCCTCTTTTAAATCAAATAAAAAACCCTCTCATAATAGAGAGGGCTAACCTATGCAGTTATGAAATTATGGAGTCTCCGTTCCTGCCACGAGTGAACGTTTGAACTGTGTATGCCATTGTGCTGCTACTGTTTCATCTTCTAGCTCTGGAATTAAGGCCTCATAGTAGAATTGTCCAGCTTCATCAGCTACGGCAGAGAATGTCAATTCTAGTAAAGCTAATTCTTCTTGGGATGCATCAATGGATAAAGTTAAACCAGCAGAGTTTGAAGCTTTTGGGAAAGCGATTAGTTTTGTTACATCTTCGAAATCGTCCGTAACATCGGCCGTCCACACGAAATCCTTCCCTAGTGAACCTTCACCGTATGAGTAAACACCAGGTTTCAACCCTTCATTGGATAGACCAAAGTAATCACGCGCAACTGCAACTGGAATGTGTGCGCTCACTGATACATTTAATTTTGTAGTTACAACTTTTTCTTTCGTAACAACACGCCCTTCTTTCTTTTGAAGAGTTGTTGTTTCCGGTTCGAATGAAATCGTTCCTACACTACCAAATTTCGTACCTGTTTGTTGTGTACCATTCTTGAAAAATTGAATTGATGAGTTTTTAATGCTCCATGAATCAAATTCAGTGATTGTTTGTACTGGCATCTATAAACTACCTCCTATTGTTTCTATTAATTTTCCATGCAACTTATCGACAATCTTAGGGATTGCGATATCCGTTGCACGTTCTGTGAAATTTTGCTCTCTAGGATTCGAACGTCCTCGCCCTTCATCTGGAAATATTAAATATCCGAATGACCCTCTTTTATTAGCAGCTCCACCTCTTGATTTCACTGTGAATCCTAAAGGCTCGTTTTTGCTAATGTACCAATCCGCATCTCTTGCATGTTTTACGCTACCATGTTGACGATACCAGGGTGTATTTTTATTACGTTGGGAAACAGGAATCAAACGAGTTACGTTTTTCTCGACTAGTTCAATACCATCTGAGTGCAAAACCTCATTAATTACTCTTTCAGCTCGATTTGGAAGTTGTCGAATACTTTCCTCAAGTCGTAGCATCTGTTGATAATCTAATTCGAAAATCATACAGTACCACCTACAACGATTCTGCGATTGTATTCAAAAATTACTCTATCGATAAATCGATCAGTATCTTTAATCTGCAATCGTTGCTTAGTTGTACGGCTTAAAGAAAATCCTTTTACATCCTTCAACGAAAGAATGATATCAACTGTTCGCTCGTCTAAATCATCTCTATTTTCAGAGTAATAGTAGATTGCTATAGTTTGAACAACACTTTTCATATCGTTGTTAGGAGCTATATCTAGAGTTTCATAGACAAAGCAATGATAATCGTTTTGATATAACTCTTCTTCCTCATCTTCTGCAATTTCATCTTCAAAAAGTGGGATTGAAAAGCTTTTTAACGCCTCTCGCATCTCATCTATTTGCTCATGCATATACGTCTTAACTCTGTTCAATCATTCCCACCTCCTGGAGATAAAAGTATAAATACCGTTTAGACCTATCAACATCACATTTGATAACGTCATATTGAATATCATCTTTAACAATTGTTAATTTGCTTTTATTAACTTTCGCTAAAGATGGAGGGCAAAGCGTTCTGATTTTTATATCTAAGGATTTAGACATTACTTGAGCAAGTTGATAATCTTCATCTCTGCAAGACATTTCTTGATAAGCTAATCGTCCTTGTGGAAGGAAAGTGTTACCGATTCTTTTCCCTTTTTCAGACCGTATCGTTTCCATTATTCCGTATTGGACAAAACCGTCATTCAACGCATTATGTTGTGACATCCGTTATGCCCTCCACAGAATAATGTCGGAATTGCATATTGATAATTTCTGACCTAAAATTGTCCTCGAATTCTTCAATCGCATGATTCCGCATATAACGGCAACGGTCTAAAAGTAATTGGCGATTTTGCCCATCATTTACAAAGTCAATATCCGCTTCGATTAATGATTTAAAGTACGATTTCGCACGTTCAATCATTTTAGTTAGATCCTCATCCTCATCATCCCAAGTAATCCTTAGATAGCTTTTCACATCATTTAGCAAGTCAGTTGTTTCTTGCTCTGTCATGGTATCACTCCTTATCTTTAGGAGTTTTCACTTCTTCAATATAGACTTTTTTGTATTTATTTTTAGTCGTCGATAGTTCTTCCAATCTCGCTTTAGTCGCTTTCGAACCTTCTTTCGGATAAGAATCACCGACCTCATAAATATGTCCATCATGCTTTAATTCTTGGAATCGACGTACTACTCGATGAGCCATCTTTCCACCTCCAATAAGTAAAGACTCCTAAAATTAAGGAGTCTCCGTTACTTCTTCAACTGGATTTGTTAAGTTTAATGTGTAGATTGCTGCAGCTTTATTATCTTCAGCTTTACCGAACGCAAATTGCTTAGCAGTGTATAAGTTGCAATCTTCAAGCGCAAGTGTTTGGTCAAATTTATTAATTTGAACACCACCGCCTGTGTATGCATCGTAACGATCATTAACGAACGCTAGTAATTCGCCCTCAGTTTGGAATACAGATTCAACGATTCGTAGGTTGAATGGTAATACAGTTACATATACACCATTAGCATTTAGGAATGTGTAAAGAGCTTTGATGTCCCATGCATCCACAGGATTTACTACTAATACAACTTTTCCAGAGATGTTAACAGCTTTACCGTTTGATTTAGTTGAAAGATTTTTCATTACTGCAGAAAGTTCTTTTACTGTGATTTCAGAAGATGCAAATGTTAATGTACCAGACACTTCTTTTTTCGCATGGCCAGTAGTTTGATTAACTGCAGCTTCTAAGTCGCGAATTAAACCGATAGGCTCATCTTTAACTGGACCAGCACCATTAATGAATGCTTTTTCTAATGCTACTGCAAATGTTTCTACGATTTGAGCGCGTACATAAGCCTCAACCCAAGCAGGACCGAATTTTTCTAAATCTTTCGGTAGAACTACAAATGCAGTTAATTTAGATTGAGTGATATTTTCTTCGCTGAATGCAGCATCTAATTGACCTTTGATTTCACCGAAAATTTTACCCCATACTGCTGTTCCTTCAGCATCGGATTTAATAATACGAGTTAGAAGTCCAGCGTTTTGTAAGTTGATTTCAGAAAGGAAAGGGTGATCAGTTGTTAAATCTTCAAAAATACGGTCAATAGTAGTCTCTGGTAAAACTACATCTGAAGTGAAACCGTCTGATTGAACAACTGTGTTAAAGAATTTCATTTCAGTTGAAGTTAGAACGTTAGCACCGCGAGCAGCTAAAACACTGCGATCTGTATTTTCGTTTGATACTTGTTCAGAAATTTGGCTTTTTAACGAATCAACTAATGCGTCTTGCATTTCCGTCCAAGCAGCTTCAATTTCTTCTGGTGTAGACTCCTCATTTTTCACTACGTTAGCATAGTTTAATTTAGCTTCTTCGTATTTAGCAGTATGGTTATTTAATTTAATTGTCATTTATATGACCCTCCTAATTTTTGTATTAAAAAAGGAACCCTTTACGCATATTAGTTGGCTTAATTGGCTCAACTGGCGTAGGTTCCTCATTCGGTTTATTTGATTGATTTAATTTGTTTTGTAAATTTGCAACTTCAGCACGTAAGTTGGCAATTTCCTCTGTCTTGTCGTCCACAGTTGATGCAGTAGATGTAGCAAATCCGATTTCTACAGCTTTACTTGAACTGAACCAAGTTTCAGCATCAACTTTTTCGCGAATCTCTTCACGACTTACATTCGCTTTCGTCATGTAAATGTCAATGATACCTTCTTCTAGTTCTTCTAATAAATCCGCTTCACTTCTGAAGTCACCTTTCGCTCCCCAAACACCACTGGAAGCTTCGTGAATCATAAACATAGCACCAAGACCCATGATTAAGTCATCTGCTGCCATTGCTATCACAGAAGCAGCGGAGCAAGCCCAACCATCAACATGAATTGTAATTTTTGCACCATGGTCCTTCTTGTAATTTACAAGACGATTATAAATCGCAATACCATCAAATGCAGAACCACCAGGAGAATTTAATCGAATAACGATGTTATTGCCATTCGCTTCTTTTAACGCTGAGTCGATATCAGCAGCAGAAGTTGAATCGTAAAACCATGAATCCCCAATGACACCATAAATCGTTAACTCTGATGTACCTTTTTCATTATCATGTGTTGCCACAAAATTATGTGGTACTGATTTTAGTTGCTCATCAAAATTAGTGTTCTTGTAATTGAACAGACGTTTTATTTTCATTTCTTCTCACCTCCCTCCACAGTTGATGCAGATTGATAGTTTTTCGTAATTACAAACTCATCAAGTTCTGCATTATCTACTTTTTCCTTACCAACCATTTCACGCACCTCATTTCTAGTGAATGAACCACTCGCTATAAGCTTATCTACGGCTTCTGCAAGCTCCAATGGATCTTTGGATTGAACTGCATTCACTTCGATTCTATCGCCTTTTAAGTAGTCGCTTTTTTCGATTAACTTTGCATTTAGTTCATCTTTAATTTTCTTAACTAATGTACCGTTGCAAAATTTTATGAATGCTTTAATGGATGTTTCATAGTCTGACATGTCACCATGTACAAGGTTTGTTGGAATACCTAGAATATTAGCGACATCATTCACAAGATCACGTTTGAGTTTCGCCAGTTCATCAATTGATTTACCGTTATTCGAACCATTAGCAACCTCGTTATAATCAAACCCTTTAAGTTTTGGAACAAGCGCAACAACATTCTTCCTAAACGATTTATATAAATCATCAATGAAAGTTTGTAATTTCGCTTTGTTCTTCTCATCCAAAGACTGTGTAGAATCAATGTTTACTGTTCCTCTAATTTGATTGCTCAACATCATCGTTTCAATCATTCGACTAAACAAATCCGCATAATCCTGGAACATGCCATCCATAAAACTTGTTAACTTTTCATTGTTATAAGTAATGTGGATGACCTCATCCATTCGGAATGTGCGTTTAAAGGTGTAATCTTTCACAGTAACTTCACTAAATACATCTGGATAGATTGCATATTCTTCCCGGTAGAAACTATCTGCAATTAATAAATCGTTGTTATCCGTTAAAATAACTAACACTTCATTGTCATAAATCAGCTTGTAAATGAAATCTTGCCAAAAATCAGCAGCCGATTGATCTGTATTCGGTCTAACATTTAGCAAGTAATCCCAATCGCCATATTGACGTTTTCCATCCTTTACAACTCTGAAATCACTTTGACTAATTGAACGACCAATGAAATTAATGCAAGTTTCAAGAGCCATCTTCTTCAAATAAGCTCTATGTGAAGATTGATTTGCAAACTCTAAATCAAACAACCATTCAAGTTCACTATTGCGTTTAAAAACACCATCTAATAATCCCATTTCTACATTTTCACCCCCTCCCTAAAAGTTGAGAGCATCTAGTAAATCTAGCGCTCCACCAATGTCTGTTTCATCTTCAAGAATGTTATCAGCTTGCCACAATGCATAAACGAAAGCTGTGAATCCATCCGTCTTTCTTCGGACTTCATCTTTCTTCAAGAAATCTTTATTCCCATCATTTTTAACCTTCACAACAATATTATTGGTGTTCCACCTCATTAATGGGTTGTCTCCAAAAATGATTCTTTGTTGAGCAAAAAGCATCTCAATTCGAGGTGCTAGTTTCGCATATACCGCATGAGGATTCTGAATATATAGAACCTGGAACCCAGCTTCTTCTAATGCATGTTTAACGATATCAAGTCGAAACGTATCTCCGACGATTGTATTCAATCCATACTTTTCTCTCATCTCACAGAAATAGTTGACCATGTAATTTATATCGATTACTGGTTCATCCAGCAAAGTTATTAACCCTTGTTCTTCCCACTCAAAAATTGGTGGCTTTAAATTAGCCTCTTTTATAAATTCACGTCTAGCAAACTGGTGACTTTCCCATACGTAATCATCTCCTAGTTTAAAAAGAACTCCGCAAGCAGTGAAATCTTTCACGAAAGAAAAGTCGATTGCACCAACACATGTCTTCTCTTTTAATTTTTCATAAGGAATAGGTCTGTTTGTTGCCTCAATATCCTTCCACGAAGCTACTTTAACCGTGTTATCCTCTTGTGGAAGGTTCATCCTTTTGGCCATAAATTCAGGTCGCCCAGATGGATCATCTTCCAAATCAAGATATTCATCCATAATTGTGTCGAACAATTCTTCTGCGTAATCACTTCTTGGTTGACTAAACATCGGATTAGCTTTTTCCCAAAGTTCCGGGTTATCAACTTCATCCTTGTCATCCATTTTGCAAATGAAAACGAAACGATTATTACGTTTGCTGCCACCTCTTAAAACTTCTAAACATTGTTCGATAAATTTATCAAAAAAACCACCACGGACATGTCCATTGGTGGAGATATAAATTCTTCTTCGATGTTTAACTTTACCTAAACCAGAACTAAGTGTATTGATTAATTTTGTATCTTCGTAGATGTGCCATTCGTCAAAAATCAAACATCCTGGACGACCACCGTCTTTTGTATCAGCGTTTGATGTACGGAATTTAAATTCAGCAAGTGAAGATTTACCTGTAATTTTTGTTTTAGTCCAAGAAAAGAAACTCTTCATGAAGTTTTTATTTTTTTCTTTCATGTTGTAAACTTCTTTTACTGAAGTTTCCGCTTGGTCTTCACTGTTGGCCACTACGTCCACGTTATATCCTTCTATCCCATGTCCAGGACTTATAAAATAATCAGCAAGTCCAGAAATCAAACCGTTCTTACCGTTACCACGAGCAATTACAATTACTATGTCTTTGTAAAATAACTTATCTCGTTTTTTATATTTAAGAAAAATAAATGCGATGATAAATTTTTGAAAAAGTTGGAGTTTGAAATACCACTTTTCAATGTAATTTATACATCGCTCAATTTGTTCTTCGTCGAAATAAACATCATCACGGTTCAATACTTCACTTTCTAATTGTTTCACAAGATCAATACGTTCTTGATTAAAAAGTATTTGCCCTTTTTTCCACGCTTCAATATAAGCGTCCACATACTTCTGATGAATCAATATAAATCACTGACATCTGGTTCGTCATTATCCTTCGAGTTGTTATTGTCTTCTACTTTGGTAGGTTCAGCAAAACTAGTGAATTTTATTGATTTTTCAAGGGCAATTAATGTTTTCGTGAGCTTATTTAGTTCATTTAACGCTGGATTCGCCTTGATAAATTCCTGGGAAGCATTAACGGTAGTTACCATTACACCTTCTTTATTTATGGCTTGCTGTAACTTTCTAATTTGCTTCTCGATAGCTATGTAACGCTTAACCTTGCTGATTTCTAACATATCGAATGGATCTACACGCTCCAACATTTGGTTTTCTAAATCTGAAATATTTACTAGCCCGCTCACTCAAACACCCCCCTTATATTTTTTAACCCCCTAATATAGCGTTGGTTTTTTAAATTTTTTTCCGCGATAGATACCCCTCACCGTTGACTGGTTCCCCAAAAATCAGCAAAAGTTTTTAGGTGGGGGGCCTTACCACTTTTCATCGTCCCATTTAGGTTCTTTCTTCTGATAACGTCCATGTTTTGCGTTGTGACATCGAATACATTTCAGTTCAAGGTTGTCCATTGATAAGCAAAGCTCTGGATGTTCCTCTAATTCTTTAATGTGATCGACATCCATTCGCTTTCGTTTACCTGGTTCAGATTTGTTTGTGAACACTTTACCTTGTCGTTTGCATTCCTGGCATTCATCGTTATCTCTTGCTCGCACTTCACTTCGAGTAAGTTTCCATTCTTTTGATGAATAGAATGCTAAGTGATTGCCTGTTTTGATTATGGAAATTAATTCTTGCAATCGTTCTGGTGATACATTCATTAGTCACTACCCTCGAAACGTGTTGGTGGTTCATCAAAGAATTGTTGTGATACTGATACATCATGAGCAAGTAAGTAGTCGATACCGTCACGTAAACGATACTCTTCACAAAAGACCACTCGCTTTACTCCTGCAACTACAAGTTTCTTAGCGCAATCGATACAAGGTGAATGAGTGATATAAACCGTATGTGGATGAGGAACAAGTTTTAATAGTCTAGCTTCTGCATGTACACATCCACAGTTGCCAACTTCACCAGTACATTCATTATCATTACCGTTTCTCACTATATAACCATCTGCCATTGCATAGACTGCCATTCGTTTACATTCGTTCAATGATACCCCTCCACAATCTCTCTTTGTTGGTGGAAGATACTTGTTTGGTGTTTTAGAAGTTGTATCGATAGTTGGTTGATATCCTCTCACACGTTCACCTTCCACAATCACATTTGCTATTTAACCGATAGCTCGAAGATACTTGGACCACTATCCTTTCTAGCTATATCAGCTTAGGTTCGTAGTGAACCTTACTTCCTCCTAATCGCTCCACCTTTTCCACGTGTGTACGTTGGTTGATATTGTCCCATCAACTCTTTGATATCACGTTCACTCAAACGCTCCTGTTTGCGTTTCTTTCGCTTTCTACGCTTTGTTACTACATTTCCCTTACTTTCATTCGAAACACCTAATTTCGCCTTTGTATCACTGTCTATGATGTGTTCAATACGCATTACCCTCACTCCCTATTATGTTTTCAAAACTGCATCAAACTTTGCCCTTTACACGTTTAATTAGTGAATGGTGTTCAATGCAGTTTTCAAAGCATAATAAAAAGCACACTAGATAATTAATCTGGTGCGCCATAAGCTATAATTATAATTAAAACTAAAACCCTCTTCTTATTCTTTCACTCAAACTCTTAAATCTCTCACTTACTTTAGCTGTTGCTATCTCGCCGATTTTAGTTTCAATAGCTTTGTTATTCTCAATAATTAAATTAGTAATAATATCTTTATCCTCTTTAGATAATGATGACACTTCACATAATTTATTTTGAATATCCTCAACAGTTAATCCTATCACTGCTTTCCCCCCTTTCTACATTAATAATAATGCGAATGGAAGTATTTGTATGTAATACATTTTTGATTAATTGACTGCCATAAACCACTTTGACAGTCGTGCCAGCCCCAATCTCCCAAAGAGTCATTTCCATAGCAAAAGTGCTGACGTTCCCAGCGCATTTTATTTATAGTTGCGTGCTTAACAACTTAACTAATATGGAATGCTATATTTATCGTGCGACATTCACGCACATCCAAAGCCGTTTACTATATAAGTAATCAGCATTCTTTTTCTACGACTAGGTAGATAAGCAAAATAGCGAGACAGACAAGGATTTGCACCTTGTATAGCTCCTCGGTCCCTCATTGCGGAAAGCCTTTCCCGAAGCGTCTACCTTTTCCGCCACTGTCTCATGATAAAAAGAAGCAACCACTTGGCCTCTAATCAAGTG